TGGTAATCATTCATATGTCTCTTGATTGAGTATAGTGTGTTTGGGTCTTCTTCGTTCATATCTGTCCAAAGAGTACCACCAATGAAAGTTACATCATCAAATGCAATAAACTCTTTATCAAGAAAATGAATGTTAGGCAAGTATGCAAGTTTCTCACGAATTCGTGGGATAGACACAGCAAAATCACCGTGATAATGCTCATGATTTCCTGCAATGTATATCACATTCTTAAATTCTTCGGAGCACTTTTGAAAAAACGCATGGTATCTATTAGACTTGTGTGATTCACCAAGGATGTTAATATCAGCCCGGTCATTCAAGTCCTTAGCAACACAGATATCGCCCGATAGAATAAGCACATCGGCATTCTCGGTGTTTTTAATTTCAAGTTGACCAAACTCAAGGTGTACGTCGGAAGCGAGAGCAATTTTCATAATATAATCTACCTATTAATGCTGTATTATAGCACAAATAGGCAGAAAAGTCAAGTGTTTTTTAAACTCTTTCTTGCAAAAGTTGAGTTTTACCTACTGTTTTAATTGCAATTTTTACCGGTTGTTTTTCAATCGGTGTAATATTAACAAGTTTCACAGTAAGAATACCATTATCTAAAATTGCTCCTGCAACCTCTACAGTATCAGCTAATCTAACATTCTTTTGAAATGAACGAACGCCAATTCCATGATATAGATAATTTGTTTCTCCTTCAGTTTTTCTTTTTGTGCCACTGATGGTCAAATTACCTTTTAAAATTTCAACACTAATTTCATCTTCATTGAAACCAGCAACTGCTAGTTCAACAGAATAATTATTGTCATCAATTTTAATAATATTATGTGGTGGAAATGTTGTAGGTTTTTCAGATAACATATTATCAAAGGTATCTAAAAGTCTATCAAATCCAACAACCGAAGGATACAGGTGTGTAAATTTATGCAATGTCATATAGTTCTCCTTTAAAAAATTACTTAGTCGGTTTAAAGATACTAGCATAATCATATGATGAGTATGCTGTAGTTATATCAGAAAAAGACTTAGCTATTTGTTTAGTGAATACTCTTTGAGATTCAACAAATGCTTTGAGTGGTTTTTTAATAGATTCTTCCTTAACAGAGTTGTCAAGAAAGGTATTTTTGGCATTTTGAATCGCATCAATAGCCATGTTTGCGTATAACAACATAGTTGTTTTCTCCTTTAAAAAGCAAGTTAAAAAAATGTTATCCCGAAGGCATAACTCCAGCTTACCTTATACTGGTCCAGATTAACGTACTGAAGGTGTAATTACACGGACGCCTTATACCGTAGCATCAAACAGCCCTAAGGTGGGTACTTTTATTTATGCACTTTTACAAACGCAGCAGAATTTACAAGATATTTTCTTTGCGGATCTTCCGATTTATAAACTTGAATAAATGTCATTGTGCCATCAACTCTTTTTTCATACAAATTACTAGAGAAAACAATCTCTCCAGAGTATATATTTTTTAGTTCTACAATTTTTTCTTTAATTATTCTCATAATATATTCAACAACCATTAAAGTTTTTTTCCGATGTTATACTTACTTACTAATTCCCACTGGTCTTTTTCACGAAATGATATAATTTTAATTTGATGTATTGGTGCAATTTTATCTATCATAATTTCTGGATTAACAATTTTTACCAATTCCCATTCTTCTAAAAGCTTTGCTATGGCATTTCGTCTTTCTATATCATTATCTACTATACTTGAGTCTTTACCATCCAAAGCAAATAGCTCTTTGAAATGGACAATATAATATTGGCCTCTTTTATGTAAAATATGACACGACTGATATAAAATCTTTTCTCTACGAGAAGACACACCAATTCTGGTTAATGTTTCCCGCACTTTCAAGAAATCATCTTGTTCTTTTAGTGACACCTCAATAAAGGTTGATAAATTAACCATTTCATTTCCTTAATCCGCCAATATCGGTTTTTTCTTTTAATTCTAGGATTTGCTCTTCATTAAGGAGTTTTAATGCTTCCCGTGCTTTAGCATCCGAGAGACCAAAATAGGTCTTTATACATGCTATATCTTCACTTTTTTCAGCCTTAATCCACTTATTGAAAGGTCTTTTATAGGACCTAATAGTATTTATCAAAAAATCATTCTGTAGTTTTTTATCTATGAAATGCCTACGATTCATCTCATTAGCATACATAATACAGTCTTTGTGGTAGGAAAGCGCCCGATTTACGAGAAATGGCTCATATAATTTCTCGGTCGCACCATCAACAATTAACTGCTTTTTACCCTGCAGAATTTGATTTACATATTCAAATGGATTACTCATGTTAGCATTCTAATCAATCCTACACTATCAATCGTAACTAATAGCATATAGTTAGCCAACATGCCAAAGGATTTCCTAGTAAAAGCAGCCCAAGCGTAGAGAGCGCAACCAGTAATCCAAATAGGATACAAGATAAGCAGAGGCGGATTAGGGACTGTTGCTGCCATAGTAATGGCGCAACCGATGCTAATAGCCCAAGCCAAAAGCTCAATACAAAAGCGAAAAGAGTTAGATTTAAAATCATCACGAATCCAATCAAATGTTGGCTTTAATAATTTATTCATTGCAACTCAAAAGAATGTGATAACACATCTCTATTTCTATAAATTTCATTATTTAATGTGGGCTTCATAGATTGAATCAATTCATCTTCTATATCGGTCATAGTAATATCGGACAATAATGAATTATAATCAACAGGAATAATTTTTAAAAACACGTTTTCACATTTACATCCATACTTTGCAACAAACTTATAGGCTGCGGGATGGTTTTCATCATACCTTTCGGTGCCCCTAACACCTGCAAAAAATCTACCAATTCTTCCATGAATACTATGATTTGTGTAACCGATATAAACCAATTCTTCATTGTTGTATATAAAATAAAATCCTGCTACATTAATATATCTATCACTATTAACACCCTTATCTGTTTTAAGATTAGGTGTTATTGAAATAAACTGTGATAATATTAATTCTCTCAAGATTATTATGGCATAATCTTTGCCCGTGATTTGATAATCACCAAAAACATTTCTAATCATATATTTTCCGATTCAAGCTGAACATCATAATGTGTTTTTAATTTACAGTAAGCATTGAAAACAGAATTGGGCACAATACCATTTCCATACTGTTGTGTAATCTGTTCAATTGCATCAACTAACTCCCTTGAGTATTTAATCTCAGTAGATGTTCCAATAGGATGTACTTCATAATCTTTCATTTGAACTCTACACTTACCATAATTTCTGTTAGACATGCGACAGTATTGATTTCAACATCGGCAACAAATGCTTGCTTATACTGATAATCTGCTAGAATGATAACTGCTTGAGGTATGCTCTGAGGTTGTAATACATCATAAAGGTTGTCATATAGTTTACGATATAGGGTTGCTGCATCAAAATCAGCAGTAGCAACCCACTTACGAATTGCACCAAAATCTTTGTTCTTTAGGTGCTTAATGATTTCTGCAATTGATACTTCACCTATGTGAGTAAGAATGCCCACATCAATCTTACCAAATTGTGAGTATCGTTGTAACTCATTTAGTATTCGCCGAAAGTCGGGAAAATGTTTTTTGATTAATTCAGCGATTACCATATCTTCATACTCAACTTTTTCACTTTGTAATATTAATTGAATTCGCTTGAAAAACTGAGTCGCCATTTTTGTCTTGTCTTCATTTCTCAGAGTAAAGTCAACCACAGCACAGCGGCTATGTAATGGGTCAATGATACGATTTTTAAAATTGCAAGTAAAAATAAAAGAACAGTTTGATGCAAACTCTTCCATTGCATTACGCAATGCAGGTTGTGTTGAGTTTGGATTTAAATAATCAGCCTCATCAATGATAATAACCTTACGCCCGCCAGTGAAGGACATTGACGATGCAAAGTCCTTAATCTTAGTACGAAAAACATCAATGCCCGATTCATCGGAACCATTAATCATAATGTAATCTGCATCAATCTGATTACACATTGCTTTCGCAACTGTTGTTTTTCCTACACCTGCACCACCGGATAATAGCAAGTGTGGAATCTTCTTTGTATTAACATATTCCTGAAACGGCTTTTTCAATCGTTCAGGTAAAATACACTCCTCAATTGTTTTTGGACGATGTGATTCTGTCCACAATAAATGTTGCATAAAAACTCCATAATAAAAAAATCAAAAAATCAACCTTCGTTTGTTGAGCCGAGTTCTGTAGCAATCCAATACTGTAATGGTTTTTTAGTATTTTTAAAATGTGCAATACCCTTAAATGAAATAGAAACTTCATATACACCAGAAATCATTTTCATGTTCTCAGTCTTGAACACCATTTTATATTTCTTTTGATTACCATTTCCAACCTCAAGTTGATTGGTATGTGTAGATGTATTTTTGTCATCAAGAGCAGATACAAAAACTTTATTTCCATCAGACGTTACTGCAATGTGAGGAGTAGCAAGAATAGATGCAGAACGCAAAATAAATTCAAGGTCTTCTTGTTTCAGTGTGAAAGTTACCTCTGGTTCTGGCATCTTAACAGATTTGTCTAATACATTTTTAATCATAACTGAATCACAAATACGATATGTGATTTTACTACGACCAGTGGTGTCATTGATGATAGCCGATTTAGTTGCCATATCAATTTGAAGTTGTGAATTATCTTCATGCAATCCTAGAACTGCAAGAAATTTATTCAAGTCATAGATACCAAAATCTTCATCAATCGTTTCTGCGATTGTAGTTTCAGCCAATACTTGCTTTTGTGCATCACAAGTACGCAATACACTACCTTTGCGAAACATAATGCCATCATTGATAGTCGCAAAGTTTTTTAATACCGTTAGTGTGTCTTTAGACAATTTCATAATATACTTTCAAAAATTTAATTATACAACATTTATTCAGCTTTGTCAAGAGAATACTTAACATCATGCTCAAATAAAAATGATAAACAACACATAGCATGTGCTAGGTGATGCATACCAGATTCTGGGTCTAGTTGTTCACCCATTTTCCATGCCCAGAGGTGTCGTTCTAATGCATCAAAATATCTTCGTTTAGATTCAGGAACTTTTTTCCAATTATCTCTTTCATATTTTTTGCATCCAAAAGTTAAAACTCTTACCATTTCCTGCAGGGCTAATGGAGGAATTAATCCATATTCTAATTTATCGCCGTCAAATTTACGACCACCAGTGGAAGAATTTTGAGACATTTTAACCAAGTTCATTTACAATTTACCAGTTAACTCTGCAATTTTAGAAAGATTGCCAGAAAATGGATATGTGCCAATATGTTGTGTTTTCATCCATGGGCATAGAAAAATAGACCCACCAGTTTTGCGCCACAATTGACAGAACATATAATCCTCTGAAAGATACCGGTCAGAGCCACCGCCAGTTGCACTATCT